TACCATATAAAGAAGATGGTACTGCATCAGCAACCTTTCCTAATTCAGCAATAACGTTTGTAGCATTAACACCCCCAGCAACTTTAGTAATGTCTTGTCCAGCTGGTAAAGTAGCAGCAGTTAACAAAGTAGCAAAACCATCAAATGTTCCAGCACCAGCAGTTCCACTCCAGATGTCTTGCTCTGTTTGTGCAGAAATTTCAGAAGCCATTAAACCAATAAAGTAATCAGCAAAAGATTTAGGCATCACATCGTGTGCAGAATATCCCATCTCAATTGCAGACCAGTCCGATTCAAATGGGGTCTTACACAATTCCAAATTTATTTGTAAACTTTTTGGCTCAATTATTCTTTCAGTTAAGACAACTGCTCCAGCATCTGTAAAATCGCAACTTGCGTTTGCAATAGCACCAGATAAACTAACTCTTTTTAAAACTTCTTTAAATTTTACATTTGGCTTAACCTCAATTAATCCATTTGCAATTGTGTTTCCAGATAAAAGTGCAGCGGAAATATATTTTCCAGCAAATTCTCCAGCGTAAGTACTTGTAATTGATAAACTCATTTTATTAGTTATTTAATTTGTTAAAAATTCTATTGATTGTATTATTTTTACCTTTTTGAGAGTATAGGTGTAACTCTTTTTTACTTGTTTCGTTTTCTGGATTGTGAGATATTCCCTCTACTTCGTCAACAGATAATTCAACTTTTTCAGTAGATAATTCAACTTCTACTTTAGATAGTTTTAATTCGTTGATTTCATTTCTTAACTTTTCAATTTCAGAAAAGAAAGTTTCTTTACTTATAGACTCAACAACTTTTTTAGGTGTTGCAGTTTCAGTAGATAAATCTTCTTCAACAACTTCATCTTCAACTGGTGCTTCATCTTCTGCTGGTGCTTCTTCTTCTGCTCCAGCTTCTTTGATTTCTCCAATTACTCCTTCTTCTAAAACTACGATAGTAGAACCATCTTCAGAAATATATTCTCCGATTGGTAAGGCAACTAATTCTGTGTCTGCAACGACAAAGATTTCTGCACCAACTTCAAATACTTCTGCTTCTAAAATAGCACCATTATCAAGTTTCATTTGCTCTAATTTCACTTCGATACCGAGCAAGGTTCTAACTTTGTTTAACGTTTCTTTTGTATTCATATTTATATAATAGATATTAAGATTGATTTTGTGTTTTGGTTTTTAATTAACAGATTTTTTAATAGTTTTTACCTTGTCAACATTTCCATTTATTTGAGAGATTAAGTCTAAAGCACTTAAATACTCTTTGTAAAACATTGTTTTCTTTACATCAATGCCTAAATCATTAGCTTTTTTTGAGTAATCTTTATAAAAAGCACTTACTTTATTACTTGAACCTACTCCTTTTCTTTCTGGATTTTTAGCTTGTATGTATGCTTTTGCGTGTTTACTTATTTGAGCAATTTGTTTATCAGATTCTTGTAAACTTTTTTCCAAACCTTTTAAAATAGTTTTAAAGTCCATTGCCAACTCAATTTTCTGCGTTGCCAATTCAGTTTTTTCTTCCTTAAATAATTTGTTAAATACTTCTCTTTGTGTGTTCATAGTTATATATTAATTTATTGTTCGTCTGTGTTGCTAATGTTTCCAATTCCTTGCTTCCAATACTCTGGAGTTTCGCATCCTTTTACTGGATTTGTTTTACACTCTATTGAGTAAGTGTTTAAGCATTTACAATAAACCGCTCTCATTCTGACAATGCTTTTTTAAGTTCGTTTATTAGTTTATCTTCTGCTGATAGATTTTCTTCTATTTCTTCTTTTGGTCTTTCTAATTTATCTGCGAAATAACCCTCAATACTGAAACCCTTGCATTTTTTAGTCAAAATATATTCGTTCCAAACTTCGTCATTGTCAACTTTAACAGAACCCATCCAAGTACCTACTGGTACATCTAAACCATACAATGCAGTCTTGTCTTTTTCTTTATCTTCTACAATCCAACTCTCAACTAATGTTAATCCGCTTAAAACTTCATCATGTTCTAATGTTGATTGTGATTGATTGCCATTTTGCAGATACATTTGTGATGCTCTTGCAATAGTATCTTTACTAAAAAAAATGTAGTATTCTTCTTTACCATTTTTTCTGTAAATAGGTTTATTTGGTATTAATAAAGCACCCATTAATAAACGTTTCTCTTTGTTTATTTCTGCAAGTTTAATTTCTTGGTTATTAAGTGCTATAAAATCAGATTCAATTGCTGGATTTTCAACGACTGAAATTGCTTCTACTCCGATTGCTTCATCTTCATCTAAAATAAGTTCTATAATTCTCATATCTTATATAATGTATTTTTTAAATTATTTTGTATTTTTAAATTGAAGCACCATCAATTATATTTCTATCCATTGATTGCGCAGAAGTTACATCCCCAGAAACAACATACGCTCTTGTAGGTTCTTGTGATTGTCCACCTATTGCATCCGCTAATTGATTTGTTCCACTTGCTCCAACTACGTTAAATGCTGGAGGTTGTGATGGCATTGATGGGGTTGGTATATTTGGAACGGATGCACCAGCCGAACCAGCACTTGCTTTTGTTTTTGATACTGCACTTTTTACAGATTTAACAATCCCTACACCTTGTGCAATAGCACTAGCGATAGTAATAATGTTTTGAGGAAATCCAATTTTAGAACTTTCTGCAACGTTTTGCCCAGTAGCAACACCAGCTGCACCAATTGCTTCTGCACCTTTAAATGTAATTCGTTTTAAATCCATTAAAGTTTCTTGTAATGCTAAACCTTGCTTTACAATTAATAATGCTTTACCTATTCCAGATTCAGCATTAGCAAACTGTGAAAGAGCATCAACAACCGATGCTTTATCTTTTATTTTTTGCCTATCTAATTCACTTTCTTTTTTTGCTAACTCTGCTTTAAGTGTAAAATTTTCTTCGTTGTTCGTATTTGTAAATTCATCCAAAGCAATTTGAGCATCTATCTTTGCTTGTGTACCTCCATTTGCTAAATCTATTATAGCTTGTAACCTTTCTTCTTCTATTATTTTTTCAGCCTCGTTTATTTCAATAAGTTTCTCTAATCTTAATTGCTCATTTAAAATTTGTTCTGCTGCAAACTTTTCTTTCTGTGTGTTTAAATTAGATTCGCTTTCTGTTTTTGAGTTTGTTAATTCTATTGCTTCTTTATCTAAAGCATTTGCATTTGACATTTGCTCTGAACGAATACCCTCTATCTGCGCTCTAACTCCAGCCAATTCTTTTTCAGCTTCTATTTGTGCAACTTTAAATTCTACATTATTTTTATCTTTTTTTAGATTAGCATTTGCTAAAGCTAGTTGTAATTTAGCTTGTGATAGCATTCCTTTTTCAGCTTTAGAAATCTTTACAAGTAATTCATCATTTGCTTTTTTACGTTCAGTTATAGATTTTGTTTCGTCATCTCTTATTTGTCTTAACTTTTCTGCTTGTCTATCAAATTTTTCAAATATTAATCCTTGTCTTGCAGCTCCTAATTCAGCAGACTTCTGTAATTCAACATTTGCTTTTGCAGCTTTAACCGCAGCAGATACACTAACCTCACTTAATTCTTTTACTACTGTTTTTCCAGCGTTTCCAACTTCTGTTACTGCTTCACTAAAGTTATTATAAATATCAGAACCAGCTTTAATTGCTGCAACTCCAACTTCATAAATATTAGTCTTTGTTTCTGATATAGATTCTTTTAAAGACTTTATTGTTTCTGGGTCTTTATCTCCAAAGAAAGATTCCTCCCAAGCCAATTGTGCTGATTGTAAAGCTAATTTAATTCCATAAAATGTATTTTTAAAAGGAGTTAATACAAGTGTTAATATGCCACCCATTACTTTTCCAAGTGCATCAAATTGTTCATTTGATTGTGTTAGTGCATCATAAATATCTGTGAAAGCATTTACAACTTGCCCAACTACATTTGCAGAAGTTTCAAAAACAACATTAAATAAATCAACTGCTTTTTGGTTCTGTTCAAATAAATCTTTTAAAGTAGAAAGTAATCCAATAATTAAACCAATACCAGCAGCCTTTAATGCAGTACCAATTCCCTTTACACCTTTTCCAACTAAATTACTTGATTTTTCAACATCCTTTAAACCAGCAGCAGTATCTTTATTGCCTTTTGTAACTGTTTTATTTAAGTCCTCAACACTCTTTGCAACATTATCAATCCCTTTTAGTGCTTTATCCGTTTTAGCTTCTAATTCAATAACTACTTTTTCCATTGCATTTCTTGTTTTTGTCTTGTAAATACTTCTTTAAAACTATCTGGAAACTTATTCTTTCCTTTTGCTAACTGCACAATCTCCGCTTTGCAGTCTGTATCTTTTAATAAATCTAATATTTGTTTTATCATAAGTCATTTAGTAATTCTATTTCTGATTTACCGCTATCAAAATTGGTTGTTATTGAATTTATTTTATAACTTTTTCCAGATACTATAAACCTATCTGCTAAAGTATAATTCAGTAAAATTCTTAATGGTAAATAAGCACTTACCTTTGATATTCTATTTGATGGATTGAAAACACTTGTTATATAATTGCTATAATATGCTTGAAATAATGTATTTGTAAAAGTAGAATCTCCAGTATATTCATTCGATTCATTATAGAAATTCAAGTTGTAAGAACTCGTAGCAGATGCCAATGCAACACTATTTGATGGAATGTTGTAAGTAACTATTTGACTTTGTGATGTAGCTGAATTTAAGAATGCAATTGGCGTTGTTAATGTTTGCCTTATAGGGTAAAATATTAAAGGTTTACCAATGTAAGATTCTTGGTTATCGTCAACAAACCAACCAACTTGAATATCTGTATTTGAAGAAGTATTTTCATCAATTAACCTTTCATACTTCATTTGTGAAAAAGGTGTTTTAATAGTATAAATACTACCATCTAATTTTTCGCCATTTGTAAATTCTGATTTACCCCAAGTTTTTCCAAATCTTTGTTTGTGAAAAGCAGCTAAAAAAGTTTTAGTATCTTCGTGCTGAAAATTTATTTCTCTATATGGTAAAGCAACATTTACTTGGCTTTTACTAACATCTATATATTTACTTACATCATAAGAAGAACCGCTATTATAAAAAGAGTCTAAAGTTTTTACAACAATTTTACTTGTAATTTTGTCAAAGTATGCGGTTAAATTAAATGTTTTAAATAGCCCACTTAAAAAGTCTATTGTTTTAATATCTGGTATTTGTTGCGTAATATCAAACGTGAAAACATTCACATAACTATAATTTAAAATTGTATAAAACTTGCTATATAATTGAGATGCAGATGGTCTGTAATCTATTTGCCATTCTATTTTACTAAATGTTATAGATGCTGAACTTTCTATATAAACAACCGTTCCGCTTGTACCTAAATTTACACCAGTTAAATCAATAGTAATGCCTCCAATATTATCTCCAGAATTGTAAACCTCAATACCGTTATTTTGAATAGATACTTTAAATGTTTGTCCGCTTAAAGTTTCCATTACCAACTGTTTTGAAAGGTATTTGCTTTCAACACCAGTCAAAGTTAAAGTTGTATTATTACTTATAGAAGACAATGTATTTGCATCAGAACCATTTGGAAAAGCATTTACAATTGCTTGATTAACTCCGCTTAAATTTTCTACTGCTCCCTTTTTTCTGTGCAACCACATAAATAAGTTGTAGTAAGATGCATTTGTATTTACAAAGAAATCATTACTAAAAATTAAATCTTGTGAATATCCATTAGCTATTGAGTATTTAGACTCTATTGCTTCAATTATAGAATGTAAGCGAATAGCATATTTCAATTCTGTATATAAAACACCTTGTATGTGACCACTTTTATAATGTAAATTTCCAGCGGTTGTATCTGAACTACTGCTATTATAATGCAACCTTTGTGTGTGTGTAATTAAAGGTGCAATTATGTTGTTTGTGGCTGGGTCATCTTGTAAAGCATCCTTTACATTAGCAGCATCATAGGTTTTATTTAAAGATGTTAAGCTATCTAAAGAAGACAAACTATCTTCGCCTAACAAGTCTTTTAAGATAACCGTATTACCAAAGAATGTAATCCTATATGTATGTGGTTTATTGTTCTTTAAATCAACTCCTTCTAACTTAATTAACCCATCTCTAAATGGTAGGTTATTCAATTCTATATTTGAACTCTTTTTTATCCGTGCATCAAAACCATCAACAATATCAAAATTATAATAGTGTTTAAAAATCTTGTTATTTGTTTTAGAAGCTGGTAGGCTAAAGGTTCTGGAAAAATCAGTAAATATTTTACCAATGTCTTTAACGTTTTGAATTGATTGTGTTATGGTAACACTTTCATCTTTAAACATATCAACTCTTTGCCCTTCAATATATAGTTGTAATTTTTGCATCTATCGAATATTGTTTATAGTATCAAATGATTTTTCAAACTCAATTGTGTAATCTACTAACTTATCATTAACCGATGTTTTATAAGCAATGCTACTTGTTTTAACATTGATAGGTAAAACTTGTTCGCCAGTTTCTAATATGTTTGTAACCCAAACCTTTTCACTTAATAACAATTGCTTAAACACTTCGTTATATTCTTCGCTTAAATAACCACTACTTAAAGAAATAGATTCATTTCCAATTACATTAAAATCTCTGTTAACGTGTGTAGTGCTATTGTAACCACCATAATTAAGTGCTATATTAGACTTGTAAGATTCTTTTTTAATCGTTAAATTCTCTTTAGACTTTTTAAAGAAATACATATCTTGTAATGCTCCGAACTTATTTATAAATGTTACTTTCTTTGGTTCGTATTTGCATTCTTCAATTACGTTTACTTTTATAGTTTGTATTCCGCTACTGTCTGAAACAGTTATTTTATCAACTGCTCCAATAGAATAGTTATCAAAGAATGATTGCAAACAAGCGTTTGGTTCGTAATCTCCATTAGCATCTAAAACTCTTTCTTGAAACGTATCCCAATTAACACTATCCCCATAAATAGAAACGTACTTTATTTGCCCAGAACTTAAAGTGCTTGAACCAATTGTTTCAGATGCAATTACTTCTCCATCTTTATAGAAAACAACAGTTGGATTTCCAAGTGTGTTGATAGGTATTCTAAAAGTATTATCTTCTAATACAAATAATTCTCTATTGCTAATTAGTAAAGATGGTGTAGCAGTTTGTGCTTCTTCAAAATAATAGTAACCATCAAATGCAACTTGTACACCAACACCAGAAAAAATTTCTACATTAGATGCATTAAAGGCTTTGTGAACAAATTTTACCCAAACTGCTTGTCCATTATAATTACCATCAAATGAAATGTCTAAATAATCTCTAACCAACTCTGATATCTCAAAGTTTAAGTAAGCACCAGAAACATTTTTTCTTAAATTATATTGTGCAGTAACTGTTGCACTACCATCTCCATCCCATACAGATATGTCTAATGTTGCATAAGCAGTATTTGGTACTGCGGTGTTTAAAATTATTGGACTTCTTAAATTTAATGCCATTGTTATTTATTGTTTATACTGTTTTTCATTAGTGCCTCAACATCTAATTTGTATGCTTCTACTAATTCCTTATTCAATCCTTTAAATGCTTTCTCAAATGGTTTGGTAAAGAATAGACTTGGTGCAATTCCTTTCTGATAAATACTTCTACTAATTAAAAAAGCAGTACTATCATAACTTAAAAACCTTCCGCTTTTTTTATCTCTAAATTGAAACCTTTTTCTTTTTACCCATTTGTTAATACCCTCACTTAATCCACCTTTCCTGCCAGTACCAGATCCAAACTTAAAAGGACTGTTAGGTGCTTTTGCACTTGAACTTTTACCTCTTACACCTTTGTCTTGAAAGACTCCATAGTCCTCCATCATAAAAGCTAACTGAAAACTATTCTTAGAAACCTTTACATCAGAGTCTAAACTTTTAGCTAATTTCCCAGAACTGTTTTTATCAGAACCACGAAGATTTACTCTTGCTTTTGTAACTACATACTTTGCGAAATTCTTTAATTCTTTTTCTACATTGCTTAACATATACTTATGTCATTTGGTATAATCACATCAAAGGTTAATGCCCATCCAGCAACTTCTGCCTCAAACCTATCATAGAAAGGTTCAAAACTTGGAGAACCATCTAACTGATATAAATCTTGGTGTAATGTGCCACCTCTTAATACTTGCACTAACTTATTTAGTACTGCTAATTGTGTGTTCAATATATCTTGCTCGTTGTTATTCCCTATGAATATATCTACCACTTCTTCTTTTGAAATGTTTACTACATCCATAGCTAAAACAGATAAGCTAAAACGTAATATGTTATCCTCGTTTCCTACATTGTTAACTATAATATGTGATAAAGGAAACATTGTCTGCTTCGATAAATCTATTCTTGTGATGTCTCCAGTTGTAACTGTGTTCACATTTACATCCGCTAACAGTTGGTCTTTTATTACTTGGGTAACTTGATAAAATCCTTTCATTTAAAACTTACTTTTTATTTGTTGTGCTTCTATCTCTGCTTTCTCTTTCATAAAGGATAGCATTGTGAAACATTGATGTACATTTAGTTTAGTGATATCTTCAAATTTTGTAATATCTCCGTTAGAGAGCCCATAAATTGATTGATACCAACCCCACTTTGCTCCGAAGTTAGCTGCCCTTGAATAGCCTGCATTTCCGTTTGATTGCTGGAAGAGAGAATCGTATGCTTCGATAACTCCATTCCTAAATTCAGAAAAAAAAAGACTGAACCTATTGCAGCACCTAGAGGCATATCCTTCATTTTCTCTGGATTCTTTACGTCGTACTCTTCAATGTTATATTTACCCACCTTACTTATTTTGGTTGGTCTGTATAAGACATTCATTGCAACGTGCATTTGCTCCCACTTAGAAACATTGTTGTCTAAATCTATATACTCTCCTAAAGACATATCATCTAAGTCTGGGATGAATCCATATTCAATACCATTTAATTCAAAACGTTCTGTATGTTTTGGTGTTTGGCTAAGTAGTTCATTTATAATATCGACAATAGCAGCTGCACTAGACATCTTTAGTTTGTAGCTATCTGACAAAGGAATGCCACAAAATATCTCTATCATTTTAGCATCCAAGAAATTACCCTCTGGATTGTTTTCAGCTATTTTTAAATACTTTTGGTACTGTCCTAGCGTTACTTCGTTAATTGATGTTGGTACATTAATCTCTATCTTCATGCTTATATAATGAATTTTATAAGCTATTTTATGAAATAAGCCTTACAATTTTCATAAGCCTTTGTAAGTAGTAGGTAGTGGTTAGGTTTTGAAGGCTTGGCAATCCTAATTTGTTTGCCTGTTCTGTGATGTATGAAGCATTCAAGAACTGCTATCATTTGAATGTTATCCATTATCTCACAAAGTATTTTCCAGCGTTAGGGTTCTTTAACTGAGAAGAGATTGCATAACGTGCTGCATCGATACAATGGTTAAAAGCATCAATAGGTTTATTAATAGTATTCCCTTCTCTATCTTTCATCCAAGTATAAGACTGCAACTCTTTAATTAAGTTCTTGCTTCTACTTGTTACAAAGATTTTGTTTTGGTTGATTAGATTGATACCATATACAATTGAGTCTTTACCTTTAGTACAAGGCAATACTTTATGTCTGTACGTTCTTAGTTCTGCAATTGATTTAGGTTCTGCTGAGTCTGCATAGATTACACCCTCTATATTATTTGTAGTTAATAGATTTGAGATGTCTATGTTTAGAAGTTTCTTTTGGTATATAATCTCATCGAAGATATACCCATCATTGTATTTATATAATCCTATTAAAGTTGTTGGATCATTACTATATCCAAAATCCATTCCGTAACACAGTAACCTTGCTTCTTCTGGTAGTTGGTTTATCTCTTTCCAATCTGTAATACATACACCATCTAAAGAACCAATCTGACCAAGACCATATACTTGCCACCAGTTACTCCAATAGGTAGAATCTTTTGCTTTCTCTCTTGCTCGTTCAATATCTTTTACAATGGTCTGTGGTAATGCTTCATTGTCTAAATAGGTTAATGTGATAAAGTCTGCATCATCATTACCAGCTACTTCTTTATGTGCCCAGAAGTTAGCGGTCGGGTTGAAGTCAATCCATATATCCCCAGATGTTCGAATTGATAATTGTTGGTATGCCTCAAAGGGTACATTGTTTGCTTCATTGACATACAATACATTCCTTCTTGCACCTCTTAATTTATCTGGTTGTTCTACTGAGAAGAATTCTATATAAGATCCATTAGTAAAAGTATAAGTTAAAGATGACCTATTCCATTGGCTATCTTTAAACCTATTAGTTAGCATCATAATTTTTAAAAAATCACGTATGCACCCACGACGCAAATGTGGTATAGACTCAGACACTACACTAGTTTCTAGCATAGGAGTTCTAATACATCTATCTATTAAGATAGGAAGTATCCCAAAAGTTTTTCCAGCAGAAGTTCCTCCTTGTATTACTTTCTTTCTATTCTTTAAAGCATGGAGTTTCCTAATTGCAGTTGTTGTTTGAAACATCTACAAATCAAATAAAGGTTGCTCACTATTAATTGTTATATCTTTTGTTTCTTTTGGTTTACCATACATGTAAGCCATGTATAATTGGATAGCTTTAAAATCGCCATCATCCATTAATTCTTTTAACTTTAGGATAGCTTCGTCTTTGTCTATATGCTTTGAAAGTCTTTCTATCAGTTGTAATTCCTCTGACTTAGATTTCCTCCCAGCAGTTTTATGTCCTCCATTATTCTTCCTCCCATCCATAATTAAAAAAAATTATTAATAATTCTCTAACTATATAATAGAAAAACCTTTAGATTTTATTTTAAAACATTACTTTTTTTCTTCAACAGTCATATTAATAGCAGTTACAATTGCTTGAACTTCTAATGCTAATTTGTAGCACATCTTTTCTAGTAGTGCTATTCTTTCATTTATTGTGTGTTTCTTTTGCTTCATATCTTTTTTAATTTAATCCTTAACTTAGATTCAGTAACACTAAAGAAGACTCCCCAATCAATTTAAACTCTTTATGTTTGTGCCTTCTCTCTAAGCTAAGGATTTATTTTAATTCTTTTTTTAATTTCTCTATGTATAATGTAGCATCCATCAACTCTTCTTGCAGATGTTGTAGCCATTCTAAGGAACTTAAATCATTCCTATCCATTGTCTTGTTATACTTCTTTATTCCTACCTCTGAACGTTCTTTAAACGAGCCTATAACATCATCAACTATTGTATCTTTCATATTAGTTTATCGCTTAATTCTTGTATCCATTGTCTTAGTCTATTCTTATTGCAAGTGCAAACCTCTTGGTACTTATGATTGAAATACTTTGCGTGTAACCGACACATTGTTTTAAAATCTTCATTACTCATTTTAGAAGTAATTCTTTCTTTAACTCCGTTCCATATTAATTTATCTTCTACCACAGTTCAATATCGTTTAGGTTCTCTTGTCTTTCTTTACACTTACAATTTGGATAGATTTTCTTCCAAATCCATTTGATACCAGTATAATATGTAATGCGTTCTATTAAGTCTCCTAGTCTCATTATTTATTTATAAAGTCTATTAATGATTTAATAACTATTACTACGGTTGTAACTACACTAGCCAATAACAATGATGCTATTACTATGAAGTTTAGTACTCTTGATTTTACCTTTTTCATATCTATTATATTAAAAGTGATGCAGCCATACTCTTGTTCACTAGCGACAGTTAATATTAAAGTCAGCTACACCTACTTTGATTAATCTTTTACTTTATCCTTTAATGCTTTCTTTACCTTTCTAAATGTATTATAAAGAGAATGGTATGTGATGTTTGTTTTGTTTGATAACTCTGTGAATGAGTATTCATCTTGTATAAGGTTGTACACCTTTTTATCATACCAATGCAAATCATCTAGTGCTGATTCTACTTTCTCGTTCTCTCCTTCATAGTCTATGTATTCTCCAGATGCTAAGTCCAGACATAAATCAATAGATGTTTTTGGTAACTTCTTTTTCTTATTTTCCAATTGCAAAAATGTTGTCTTTAAAGTTTTGTATATGTAATAATAGTTTACCTCTCCGTTGTAAGAAATATCTAATCCTTTGTTCAGCATCTTGCCAATAATTAAATACATATCTCCTACAATATCCTCTGCTTCATATTTAGTACAACCAAATTTTAAAGTTGTATTAATCCATTTCTTGTGAGACTCATATACTTTCTCTAACATTACATCAATGCTTTATAGAGTTTTGAATATCCTTCTTTCTGTGCCTCGATGCACGTATCATAAATGATAGCACCAGACTTTAACAGTTCCTTCTCCTTGTACACATCGCAAGTAACTCCCTTGCGTGAGCGTATCAGTTCAATCTCATACCCTTTGTCTTCACAGTAGTTTGTCATTGTAACAAAGTCTGGAAGTCCTAAACTACTCTCTTTCAATTGTTGCATCAAATCCTAATTTTTTAAGTTCTCTTATTCTATACTCTTGCAATTTGCTTACAGGAGTCTTTGCTCCTTTTACTTCGATGAATTTAACATCGTTGGGCTTAAGCGCCACTATATCTGGTATACCCGCTTTATTCGTAGAAATTAGTTTTATAACATAATATCCCTCCGCTTCGTATTTCTTTATTAGTTTACTTTGATATTTAGCTTCGCTCATATTTTAAAATAAAGAGTTCCATGTTGTTTGTTCATTTATCCTTTGTGTTGCAGTCTGGTAATACTCTTTATCTAATTCACAAGCAGTAAGAGTAAGATTCATTTTCTCTATCTTATTTACAGAGTCTACTGCTATTGCAATACTTCCAGAACCTAAATGTGTATCTAGTATTTTTTGATTTGGTTCTGCATATTTAGTAAGAAGCCATTGATATAATCCAATAGGTTTTTCTGTTGGGTGTATTCTTGGTGTACCATTGTTAGCGTTAGCACCTACCCAGCTAACCTTGTAAGACCTTAACGCTTTATTAAAGGAAGTGTATGCAAGTTCTCCATCACTAAAATCATTTGCACCAGTTCCTTTATCCCAATAAACCCACCCCATACTTGGAGGTAAGTTTTCAGTCATATAATTTGCACCCCAAACTATTTGATTTTTACTTACTCTTCTTAACTCTTCAAAGTATTCTTTTGTAGGGGGTTTATTATCCCATTCAGACGTTCCCCTATTTATTTTGTTTTTACCATTTCCAAGAGACATTTTAGTTACACCAATTCCATAAGGAGGATCAACTATTGCTAAATCAAAATGGTTGTCTGGGTAACGCTTCATTAACTCCATGTTACACTCGTTAGTTATTTTTAGATACTCTTTCATAATGCTTCGTTGTAAATGATTTCTTGTCTTGTACTTGTTTGTATATCTTGTCTTCTAATCCACCCTTAGAGAATATCCAATACACATCATTGGTCTGTCTCTCTTTAGTTGTTAGTCTGTCTCTAGATTGCCAATAACTTGTTGCACTAAAATCTATATTAAAATACACCAAGTAGTCTGCTTTCGATAGGCTGATGCCTTCTCTTCCAGATACTATCTGCAATGCTATGTTCTTATTAGTTGCATTAAACTCTACTAAGTCTGTTGTAAGTTCATCCCCAAATACAGACTGCAATAGTTTTAGTTCCTCTTTGAATTTATAGAAGATGCCTATCTTCTTTCCTTGAAACTTCTTCTTTATAAATACTCCTTTGCTATCATCTACAATAGCTGATGAACCATCTTCTAATTTGATTGTACCAGAGTATAACTGATGTACTTTCTGCATTAACTTTACTGGTGTATCTGCTAAGATTACTCCACCGTTTGTGCCTTCATATACTCTGTCTCTTTTCACTCTTTTAATAAGTGCATACGTTGTAGGTTTCATTTCAACGTGCAGGATGTGTTCGTTTACCTTAGAACTAAAACCAGCTTCTTTCTGTGAGAATGAGATAATATGCTTAGAGACTATCTGTCTTATTAAGTTCTGCTTGGCTACTGAGTAATCATTTACATCATATCCGTTTATCTTTCTTTTAGTTACATCCACATAACTCTTTGCCCAAGCGTAAAATGACTTCTCCGTAAATGGAGAGTATGCACTTATCCAAAACTGATGGAATATCTGAGAGAAAGACTCTGGTGTTGGTGTACCACTTAATAAGATGCAGTACTTCTTACCTACTATTTCTTTAATGCGTTTTGTTCTTACTGATGCTTTAGGGAATGCAGCAAGTGAATGAGACTCATCTACTATAATCAAATCATACCCTTTACCATTTACTTTGTGTACCGCCTCAAAGTTTGTAATTTTTATAGCATAGCTAGGCCATAGTAAATCGTAGTCTGCTTCAATTGAGGAGATTGCTTTCTTCTTGGTTATAAACAGAACAGATGCTACATCCATTCTATCTGCTATGCCTAAAGAAGTTAAGGTTTTACCAGTTCTCACTTCCATAGCCAACATAATAATGCGAAGCCTAGAAAGTCTTTTAGTACCCTCTTCAATTATATTTTGTTGGTAGTCTCTGAACTTCATATTAAAATGCTCTATTACTTAAACCATCAGACGACTCTATAATATCACATCTATCTTGAGACTTCCATGACCATGATTTCTTTCTTAGTTCTATCATCTCGCTTAGTTCTTTGGTTTCTTCTACTGTTAGGTCTGATACTAATTGTTGTATTGGTGTAATTTCTATCTGCCCTTTAGTTTGTAAGTATTTATATTGTTTTTCTATAACAACAATTTCCTTGTCCATTGGTGTAGCATCCTTAAAAAATAGATACAAGTAATTCTTTAACTCTGGTAAGTCAAAAGCGTATGTGTCAAATTTTCCAACAGAATGTAAATATTTATCATGGCTATATTTTAATCCTCTTTTAGTATAAAACCTTGCCATTTCAGAAGGACTTACTTTGTGCTTTCTAAATGCTACAATATTTAAAAGAGACCTGTATTCTGGGTATAATCTGCTTCTCCAGTTAACTAAAATATTTATATTCAAATCGTTTATAATAAAGTTTAAAACTCCTTCTAATTCCTTTTCTATTTCTTTAGTAATTTTATTGTATTTCATATCTTAAAATGGTATATCTTCTAATTCTATTTCTTTTACTTTGAAACCTAAATCGCACCATCTTGTGCCATTAGTATTTCCTTCTTCGTAGTTTATATCTTTATACTTTGCGTATTGTTTCAGCCAATTCTGAAAGGTTTTCTTTCTTAGCCATTTCTTATAGTCTGTGTACTCTTCTACAAAGTCTTCAAACAGTTCCGCTTTAGATACTCTTGCTTTTCTTATTGATGTGTTGTGGTCATCTTCTGCCCATTCGTGAAACTCAAAAGAGGTTGATGTAATAAACTTTCTTGTTTTCAAATTCTTTAGTTCTGGAGTAGCAAAGCCTAGCTTTAAAAACTTCTGTAAGTTTGAAATCATGTAGTTATCAAATCGCAACCATTCATCAGTTGAGAAGTCATCTAGTAACATTTTACCAAATTCATCAAATGGAGTATTCTTTGCGTTGTAGTGTTGTGCTAATTCAAGTTCCCACTTTCTTCTCTCGTGTGAGTTTCCAGATCCATTGATTGCGTAGTTGGTTGTAATAACAATCTTTGGAGATTGATAGAAGTCTAATTTAATAGCATCTCTATTTTTCTTTTCAAGTGTGATACCCTCTGTAATTAAAGAGAACAAACCTTCAAAATCAAACTTCTTCTTTACATCATCAAATACTAATACTTGTGTTGATGTTGTTACTACTTGATATGCAAATGATTTGTTTTTGTCAAAGGATTTACCATCCAAAATAACTACCTTCTTTAAGTTTTTTAAAGCATCTACAATGATTCCTTTACCAGTTCCTCCTTCTGGATTCTCTGAGATTACTTCATCGTTTAAAATTACTGCTGGAGAATATCCTTTGTTTTTAAAACCATGCATTAAGTAACCAATAGTAGTCTCAAAACTTAATACATTGTTCTGATTGTCTCCAGAGATTCTTCTAATAAAAGTTTGGTAATCGTTTGTGTGGTTATCTGAGATAGAGAAGTCTCTATCTATAACGCTATCTTTCCATACATAACCATCTAAATCAATGTACTTAATAGTATCTAATCCTTTTTCTGTAACTTCTACAATGCAATTTCTATAATAGCAGTATGCTGCTTCCCTAGTATCTTGCTTCATAGATACTGAGATAGCATCTAAAATGTTTAAATAGTCTTCTTTAAAGTATCTTGTATTTACTGCTAAGAACTCATAAACCTCAGACTGTTTAGATTCTTCCAACTCCTTTAATAATGTGCTTTTGATTTTGTCTTCTGTTGTGAAGTCTATTAAGTTAGACTCAACCTTTACAAATACAAAAGACTCAGAGCCTTCTGGATAGAATTTATAATATCCTTTCTGTCTTAAATAGTCTTTAAGTTTTTTAGAGATAATAGTAACCTTTCCTTTTGAAGAGATAGACCAAAAGATATCAATAGACTCATTCTCTTTAGCCTCTGTGATTACAGTATCAATATCGCTAGGGTCATAACCACGAACAACTAATTCTTTGGTTAACTTCTCTTCTGACACCCCAGATAAATATTGTCTATTTACATAGTCTGTGATCTGGTTATCCTCAAAGTATTTTGTATCAAATGTAGATTTGGTTTTCTTATAAGCAGATTGAATGGTTCTTTGGATTTCTTTCTTAGTGAAGTCTTCCTCTATAAACTTATTAAAGTGAGATTCACATCCATATTGGTCAACACCAAATTCAGAGAATGCACAAGCTAATTTAAATGTGTTAGAGTTTCTTTCTCCAGATACATTACCAAAGTTTTTATCAAACCATTTATCAAGTCTTTTTATAATTTCTCCTTTCTCTTTTAGAGGAACTTTAAAAGAATCTGTATCATGGTGTAAATATTCTTTAGTATCTATGATTTCTTTAAAAACCTCAGAGTCTTTATTTACATAAATATTAGGGTCAAAAGATTCATAGCATACCCTACTAACATCACTTCCAGATATATCGAAGTGTGAGGTATTAAAATACTCTTTTAGAGCATCAAAGTATTTCTTATGGTTATGAGTTTCAGCTGGTATTTTAACCAACACTTTTAACCCATTTCCAGAAGGAGATATAAAGCAACAATATACAAATTTATCTTGTAAGAAACTAGCTTTAAAGTCTAATAAATCTTGGTTATTTTTAAAATCATCAAAATCTAAACAAACCAAACCAGAGTGTTTTATAATCTTCTTTGCTGAACGTTCTCTAAAAGTTCCAGAGAAGCAGATGGAAGGTAAATTCTTTTTTAATTCTTGTCTTTTTTGCTTTTCCTTTTCATTTCGTATAGCTGAAACCTTCTCTTTAGAATCCCCATTTTTAATCCTTAACAACACATCATCAATATTTAGATGATAGGGTGTATTGGTTTCTTTTATGTTCTTAAAAAGCGTGATTGTCATTTTATTATTATTTTGCAACACTTTACCGTTGCGTTAGTACACTTTATTTTATAAAGTGTTGCGTTAACAAACCCTTATGTTTATTAGGTTTTTACCTCTCAACAACACTTGCAACATTTTAAAAAAAATTTTGAAAAACTTTTTATTTTTTATTTTTATTTTTTTAAACAAATCTAGTTTGCACAAAAAAGTGTTGAAGTGTACTGTTACATCTTATTGAGTATATTTAAAAACTCTTCATTTGTAATAATATAGACAGACCTTAGTTCCTTGAACCAATCTAAAAAACTCTGCATTTTTTCTACTTTATTCATATTAAAGATTCTTTATAACAAGTTCTGCTGCAATATCCATAGTCCGTATCAATAGGAGTTTGGCACTCCTGGCATTCTCCTTCGTACTCACTATCTTTCAAGTGTTCGTGTAATTGGTTGTCGAATGCTTCCATTAAAAAAATCTATTAGCTTGAAAATCTGCTTCATCTTTTTCCGTTAAAGAAATTATTACTTGCATACCTTCAAAAAAGGATAATAATTCTCTGGTTGATTTATTTTTTGCATGTTCAGCAGCTAATCTCAATTGTATTTCTCTTGTGAATTCCATAATATTTTACTTTACGATTAATGAATTTTTACTATAGCTTACTTTAGGCATTTCAACTACTTCGCCATCTTCTGTTCCAACAAGTAAATGTCTTTGTGTAGCCAAGTAGGCTTGCTTACTTCTCGCTTCTACTTCTTTCTTCTGGTTATCCAGATCTATCCATTCTTCAATGTGTTTAAAAGAATAGCGAATGCCACCGTTTCTTTTTTCGAATACGAAACCAGAATCTTGAAAAGTTTTCTCTGAGTATAAATCAGCTTCATTAAAAGCAATTTCTTCTATTTGCTTTATAGCTTCAGCATAAAGTGCTTGGCACTTTTTTAAGTTCCCATAAGTAGAAAGTGCAGCAATATTGCCCTCTTCTACTTCTGTTAAGAGATGCGCAACCTCTTGCTCACGCATCTCAAAAAAGAATTCCTTACTCATTAGAAGGGTACGTTTTCGATTTTATCCTCAACTAAAGCTGGTTCTTCTACTTTCGTAGCTTCATCTTTAGCAAGATATCCATCCATGTAGCTTTCTAATTCGTTTGCTTTTGCTTCTACTATTTTAAATTCGTAATCCGTTAAAGAAGTATTGAATTTAAAGTTTGGTGTAGAATATGCAACCGTACCTTTCTTGTGGTCTTCTGCATCTTCAATAGTAACCCATTCATCCTTCAATCTTTTCCAAGCACCTTTCTCAGTAAATTGAGAATACTTAGAAACTGCTGCACCCTTAAAAGAGATGTTTATTAATTCTCCTTCTTTGGTTACTGCGTAAATAGATTTGTGATAATTACCACCAGCAGCATTAACTGCTCCTTTGATGTCTGAGTATACACCCTTTGAAATGATGCGCCCTTTGAAAGTTTTTACTTCAAACTCTTCTGCACTAATCTGCAAGATTTCATTTGAATAAATACCAGTCTGGTCAGAATCAGAGAACCCCTTGATTGTATGGAATTCTTCTAATACTAAAAAGGTTAAAGGAAGTTTTACTTCCACATTTTGCTTTAGCTCTTTATTATAAAAGCTAAAAGATTTGTTGTTACTTTTCCACTCCATAAATTTAGAAGTTGGATTTGTACTCTTTTGTTGTCTTGTTAAAAACCCCATAATAAAAAATTGTTTTAAACTACGATTGAAATCTGTGGCAACCGCATCCACATCAATAATTTTTCTGTTTTTGTAACTTCAAGAACTTGTTAATACCTACTCTTGCTTCTTCTATTGAAATACCTTTGTTTGCTTTTGGTTTAGATGTTTTTACTCCTAGAATTAAACGTGCCTCGTTCTTAGCTTTCACAGAAAGCGTTGGTAAAAGGTTTATAATTTGTTGTTCTAGTGCAGTCATATCTTAAAATGGTAATCTGTCTTTTTCTGTTTCTATAACTGACATCATTTCTTCAAAGCACTCTAACCCATATTTATAAGCCAATGTTAGAAGTACTGTATCTTCTAAATTTGTATCGCTTTTTTCAAATGCGTTATAAATAATCTTGTTGAAAGTTTCCTTTGTTTTGGAGTCCGTAGCTAAATCTGTTTTAGACATCATTTCTACTAAGTTTCTTTGAATTGTAATCATAGTTTATATTTTTTTTATTTATCAAAGACTGTAACCCACCTCTATTCTCTTTCATTATCCTCCAACCTTTAGAGATAGATTCAGACTCTTTGTAATCATTATTGATAACAGTATATATTGGCACTATTATTAGATTATTTGTACTAATTTTTGTACATTTGATAGTATTCTTATTGTTTCACTTAAACAAAGATACGAAACTTTACGATACTTTGCGAAACTTTTTTAAAAAAAATTAAAAAATGACTTTTGAAGATAGCTTAAATTACATAATAGAAAAAGGTATTTCTGCTTATGAAATTTATAAAAACACTGATTTAACCGAAGCTGGTGTGAGGAAAGTTCTAAGTAAGAAAGTTGCCAACCCTCAAAGAAAGACAAGAGAAATTATTATTGAATTTGCGAATAAAATAAAACAAAACGATACAAAAATACTAACTTTAAGTGTTGATGAATTGAAAAGAATGGAAGATTTAGCATCTAATGTGATAAAAAATCACAAAAAATTGCTACAAACAGAAATGTATAGTTTGTGGTTTGAAGTTGAATGCCAAAAAAGGGTTATTGAAATCTTAAAAGAATAGTATCTAATTCGTCTTTTGTTTTGGTTTCTTTAAGGGTTTTTATTATTTCTTTGTTAATCGTAATCTTTTTCTTGTACTCTTCTAGTTTTTTAGCAATCATTTATCTTATTTATAGCATATAAAAAAATTATGTTTAAAAAATTGTCTTAAATTATAAACATAAAAATAAGTAATTAGTTCCTATTATGCAACTAATCTTTTAAAAAATAATTAACAAATGCAACTTAGTTGCAGAAAAACAAAAATTATAAAAGTACAACTAAAGGTACAAGTTTACACCCTTTAGCGACAAATCATAAAAACGCTATGAGTAGCCCTGTCTAGGTTTAACTGTTTGTTGAGATTCTGCTTCACGATTCATAACCCTGAGGTCACGGGTTCAAATCCCGTTCTCGCTACAAATTAAAATTTTAACCAAGTTACTCATAGTAAGTGTTTTAAGTGCTAAAACTTAACATATTTTACTATGAGTAAAAAGAAAAAAAAGAGCAAAGGTACAACTAAAGGGAAAAGTTTAGCTTTTCTCTTATCCCATACAAATCTAATGAAGAAGAAATACACCATTTCCCTTTATACTGGCGGAATTAACGTCAAGGATTGGGATATTCTTACAAAAACAGAAAAAACGAACGCTCTTAAAAAAAGATGGTGTCTTGTTTGGTTTTTTAGAAATCCTAAAACAGACTTACTAGAAAGGCAAACAAACTACAAAGGTGGTGTAAATAGGCTTCGAACCATGTCTTTACGATATGATTTTTTAAAAACATGTAAAAAAGCATTAAAAGAAAACATTATAGGTGGCTGGTCTCCCTACGATGACAATCAAGATAATTTTGAACTAAACGAGTCTAAAGAAATATACTCAATAAAAGATGCATTAGATTTAGCTTACAATCATTCAAAATTAACAGTTGCAAAGGTAACCGCTTCTAGTTACAGAACGACCAAGAATCAATTCATTGAATTTATAGGTGCTAAAAATTCAATTAAGGACATTAATGAGTTAAACAAATCTGCGGTTCTTAAATTCTTAAACCATAAATTAAAGGAAACTTCTGCAAGAACTAGAAACAATTCAAAGGCATCTTTGTCTGCTCTTTTTTCAATTATGGAGAATCAGCTGGATATCATTGATAGAAATTTTATAAAAGATATTAGCAACGAAAAGACCAAAGCAAAAACAGATAGGACTTTCACAAAAAAAGAATTAAAAGAAATAGTAGATTGGTTAAGAAAGAACGATGCCTACCTTTTACTTTATATCCGATTTATAGCTTATAATTTCCTGCGCCCTGTTGAAGTAAACAGATTAAAAGTAAAGGATATAAATTTAGAAGAAAGTTTACTGTATTTCCAAGCTAAAAACAAACCATTAAAAGTAAAGAGAATACCAAGTATATTTATAGAGGATATAAAAGCTATGAATTTACACCTCTATAATAAGGAGGATTTTTTATTCACTCCAAAGAATGAACCTTCTGATTGGGTTTCAGACGATAACTCAAAAAGGGATGCGTTTTCTAAACGTTTTAAAGTTGTCAAAGATAAATTTAATTTAGGTGCTAAATATGGTCTCTATTCTTTTAGACATTCATTTATAACTAATCTATTTAGAACATTAAGAACAACCGAGAACAAAAGTTACTCAGAAGCAATAGAGTTCTTGCAGCCAATTACAGGACACGAAACAAGAGAAGCATTAGAGAAGTACATACATACGCACGATATGGACATTCCTAAAGATTGGTCTGATAAAATAGACTTTATTCTATAAGTGCATCGGTTCGTTTATTGCGTATTTACCACCAAATACAACTGCAACTCCAATAGCTGGTTTCTTAAAGTGCTTTCCGTAACTCATAGCGTAAGATTTGCTATCTATACCACAACCAACTGCACAACCAAAGACTTTATAATTAGCACCAACTGCAAACTCTGTAAACATTTCTGTATGCCTATGCCCTTGCACAGTTGACATCATATCATCCTTTGCTTTCTTTGTGGCTCTTCCAGACTCTCCATGTATATACTGCACGTTATCATAAACAAATCTTGTATCAAAATTCCATTTAGGAGTTTCTAATACTTCTGCCATTCCTTTAATCCATCTCTTAGGAACTCCAGAACTAAATGCCTTGCGTTTTATCAAACGGTCATGGTTTCCCAAACACA